GTTTCCCAGTCACGATCTGATGATGTTATGAGTAACCATGTGCAATGGTTGTTGATTACTTTGCCTGTTATATGGGCCGCTGCTGGTGGCGCTTGCATCCGTCTATTGTTGATCCGCGCCGAGCCTTTTTGGATGCGATCTCAAAATGCGACTGCGGGTGTATTGCTTGCAGTGATGCTATCGGATATTACTGCAAAACTATTGACGGGTGGCAACTATGCCACTGGCTACGCAATCATTTATGGCATGGTCGGACGAGAATTGTTCGTCACATTTTATGACTTTGTGAATGACAATGTACGGCCCCTTCTAATGTCTGCTTTGCGCCATTTTTTCCCTTTTTTATTCAAAGATAAACCAGCCAACGAGGCGGACAATCATGATCATTCTTGAGACGTTATCGACTTTATCTATCATTGTCATTGCCATCGTTTGTGCTATGACAATCATTAAATATCATCGCGAGCTTGGCTCACTGGTTACGCTCACTATTTTATTTTTCGCGCTGAGCTGTGTCGGCTTGGCATTTGATGAGACCACTGGTCGGGACGGTGTATGGGCTCTACCCATATTTCGTATGCTTGCCGCTGCTGCAACCGCTACTACTTATTTTAAATTAAGAGCCTTTTGGGCGCGTTATGGCGTGTTCATTAGCGCTATTAATCAATCAAAAAAGGATAATCTTGTATGAGCACTACCCAACCGATGACACTGATTGACTGTGATTATAAAGTCGCTGCTCGCCGACTGCGCTGTGATGAAGCTGCTATCCGCGCGGTCAGTGATGTTGAGTCGCGCGGCGATGGGTTCTTATTCGATAAAGATGACAAACAATGGCGTATTAAAATACTGTTTGAGCGCCATATTATGTACCATCTTTTAGAGGACAAAAACGGACGCGACAAAGCGCTTGAGCATGTTCGTACTAGCCCTGATGTGATCAATACTCGTACAGGTGGCTACAGCGGCGGCAATGCCGAACATGATCGCCTTGCTAAAGCACGTCGCATTGATAAAGACCTAGGCTTAGAGTCTGCAAGCTGGGGCATGTTTCAGATTATGGGCTTTCACTGGGAGCGTCTTGGCTATAAATCAGCTGTGGATTACGTACTGACTCTCTCCAAGGGCGAACCTGAGCAGTTAGAGGCATTTTGTCGCTTTATCGAGACAGATAAACGCTTGCTCAATGCCATTCGTAGCCGTGACTGGGCCATGTTTGCAGAGATATATAACGGCCGCGATTATAAGAAGAATAAATATGACACTAAAATGCGTGACCGTGCCAAATACTGGGATAAAGAGTTGGCGAAATGATATTTGATGACAGCCTACGCCGATTTTTAACCGATAAAGTCGAGTTCTTTGCCCAGAACCCTGACCGGTTAATTATTAGCGTAGAAAAGGGCTCACTGAAATGGACTGGTCAATCATTGAGCCACCGTCAACACTATCAATTGCTAGTCGAGGTTGATGAGTTCCCCGAGAGCATTGACGCCAATTTAGTCATTGTCGCTATTTTGGCATGGTATCAAGAGAATCAAGATCCAGTCCCCCCAAACGGGCCAACACCGATTGAATTTGAATCCTATATATTGAGCAACCACACAACCACGGTAGTCTTTACTATTAAAGTAGAAGAAGTTGTCCAGGTATCTACTGATGACACTGGTAACTACGTGTTTAAAGCTTGTCCACGTCCAATCCTACACCCACCTAAACCACCTCATAACCCGCACAAATAACTATGAGCGATTTAACTGAACTAGCCACTGCATTACCTGAATGGGCGACCGCAATAGCGAGTCAGCTAGATAATAAACAGTTAAAAAAAGTCAATCGTGCCCTCGCTATGGAAATGCGAGCGGTCAATCGAGAGCGTATCCGCGCACAAACCGATCCTGATGGTAGCGATTTTGTAGATCCACTGAAAGCCTCTAACAACCCCATGTTTCGAGAGCTGACCAAAGCGCGTCATCTTAAATTTAATGCAACCAGCCGCTATGCCCAAATTGGTTTTAAAGGTAGTGCCGCTAAGATCGCACGCATACATCACGAGGGCCAACGCAGTACTGTCCGTCCTGATAGTTCTAAGAAATTCCCCTACCCCAAACGCGAGCTGATCGGTATCTCTCGTGCTGACAGACATATCATTATTCGAGTACTACGCGAGTCATTAACCGCTGACTAGATGCCCTGCTCTTTTTTGCGTGTATTTACTCAATCCACGCTTTTTTGTTTTGTATCAAAAATCGCAATGAGTGACGATAACGTCATGAATACATCCCCTATCGAAAACGAGCGCCGGCTCCAAAGTTTTATCAATCGAGGCATTGTCACAGACGTTGATCATGCTAATGCTCGTTGCCGGGTGCAGATAGATGGGTTAGAGACCGACTGGCTAAAGTTTTCAGCAGCTCGCATCGGTAAGGTCAAAATTTGGAATCCACCGTGTGTTGGTGAGCAAGTTCTCGTTATTAGCGAGACGGGTGAGCTGTCGACTGGACTGGTAACGACATCGTTTGATTATGATGATCAGCCAATGCCGTCCGCCAATGCTGATACGTTTGAGATCCATTGTGACGATGGCGCAACCTTTATCTATAACCACGCGACACATAACCTGGGGGTTACTTTACCTGATGATTCTACTACTACGCTTATTTCCAACCGCGTGCAAATATCTGCTAGCGATATTTCTTTTGATTGTAATAACTTTGATGTTAATTGCGAGTCCTATTCTATTGGTTGCCAGTCTTATACCTTGAACGGTAAAACCATCAATCAAAACGGAAAATTAGTTATCAATGACCAACCATATTTAGACCACGGTCATAAAAACGTTAAGTCTGGCTCAGACACTACTGGGGGCGTTAATGCTTAATCAAGATAACAACGTCACTGTAATCAATGTCAAAGGCATGTCACGCAGTACTGGTCAGCGTATTGACCAGACCAATCATATTTTACAAAGCGTCCGCGATATATTGATGACGCCTATTGGCAGTCGTGTCATGCGCCGTGATTACGGCTCATTGCTACCATTCTTAATTGACGCACCAATCAATGCCTATTTCATTATGCAGCTTCGTGCCTCCGTCATTCATGCATTAATGCGCTGGGAAACTCGTGTCACACCAACTCGCATTGAGCTGATGACTGACGACAATACCTCACAAGGCGTGGCCAGTTTGATGATTGAATATCGTTATGTGATTAGCAAAAAGATTGAACGTACTTATTTGTCATTAGGCGGTGCGCTATGAGTCGTATCGACCTATCTGGCCTACCTGCCCCTGATATTTTAACACCTTTAGATTTTGAAGCAGAGCTTGCCGATCTTAAAGCTGAATTGACAGCCAAAGATCCGCAGCTTGCCGCTGCATTGACGCTTGAAAGCGAGCCATTGACCAAGATCCTTGAGCTGTTTGCTTATCGTCTGATGTCTAAGACCAATCATATCAACCAAACAGCCAAATCAATGCTGCTTGCTTATACCACTGGCACAACACTTGATCATCTTGCCGCAGGCGTTGGTGTGACTCGTCTATTGGTTAAGCCTGGCAATCCCAATGCTGTCCCACCGATTCCTGATGTCATGGAATCTGATACTGCCTTACGTCGCCGCGTCCAATTAGAACCTGAACGAGCCTCTGCAGGTAGTAAAGGCGCTTATCTATTTTGGGCACTGTCTGCTGATGGTGATGTTCGTGATGCAAGTGTTGTCACTGCCTCCCCTGGTCGCGTGACTGTCTATGTCCAAAGTCATAGTGATGCGATCGCTAGCGATGCACTACGTGAACAAGTGAGACTGGCCGTTGATACGGATGAGCGCCGGCCTTTTACCGATAGCGTGCGTATCGCCGCTGGTCAGCCAGAAATTTGGATGGTGCAAGCAGAGCTGACACTCTATCCGGGCCCAGATAAAGACGTGGTGATTGCTGCAGCTCGTGCACAGCTTGATAAATATATCGAGCAAGTCCGCTATTTAGGTTATGACGTTACGCTATCTGGTTTATATCACGCCTTACATCAATCGGGTGTCCAACGTGTCAGCCTCTTACAACCTACTGCTGATATCAGTTTGCCAGATGGCAAATATGCCAACTGTATCGACGTGACGATCAGTGCTGTGGAGTACCGTGATGTCTAATGCGCTACTACCAAAAAACAGCACCAAGCTTGAGCAAGCGCTTGATACTCAAACTCAGCGTATTGATGCTTTGCCTGTTACTTTTGCTCGTTT